GTGATGAATCCAAATCTTAGGAAAAGCCTTAGCTACAAGCTCAGTAATACCAGAAGATGGCCCCCAAGCAGTATTGAAACCATACGTAACACACCAAATATCTTTGCTGGCATCATTTGCAAAGTAGTCAGTATGAATCTCAAGTGCCGAGAGTTCCCACTTAGTACCCCAATTCTCAACTCGCCAGTTATACCAACCATCTTTCTTGAAAGGATCTCTACCATCTAGGGCATCAGGCGGAGTCGGAAGAACAGCTTCAAAAGAGAACGGATAGAAAACCGGACCATCCTTAGTCGTTTCCGTTCGGGAAACATAGTCTCGCAACTTATCGATTTCTTCCTTGGACCCCATAAACGTAAGATAGTTTGTACACCAATTAGGCATTATACTTCCTTCCATTGTTAAGTTAATAAAACAGTGCGCCCAGCAGGAATCGAACCTGCAACCTTGAGATTAAAAGTCTCCTGCTCTGCCAATTGAGCTATAGGCGCTTATGTTATTTCTAACAGTACCCCTGACGGGACTCGAACCCGCAAACTTCACCTTGAAAGGGTGACGACTCTAACCACTTCGTCCACAGGGGCAAACCTTATTTTTAGACAGTTACAAAGTACGAATCAAAGTCGTACTTAGCTACAATATCTGCAAATCTACGATCCCTAATCTTCCCAACCCAAGCGGTTCCGAGAAAATCATATTGCTTATAAGGATCAGAAAAGTAAACACACTTATCAAAAGTTGTATCACCATAGGGAAGAACTTCGTGGGTTCCACAACGAAATCCGTGCTGATATGCTTCAGACTGACTCATAAGTTCGCTGGTAGCGTAATCATAGCCATCATCATAAATTTGCCAACCGTTCTCGTCCAATAGATTATCAATAAAAAGCTGACCACAAATACAGTCGGCACCATTGGATAATTCCAACCAATCAATATTGATACGATTGTACCACGTTGGATCGTACTCGTCTAGCCATTGAGCACCTCGATCCACATTTCCTTGCAAGACCAATGCAACCAATTCATCATAGGTATTCCAGGTAATAGCCATTATTATCCTTTATTCGCACTCATGCCCATAGGCATATTCACAAGAACAAAGAGCAATACCACACTCACTACAACGCGGTGCTCCATTAAGAAGAACACTAGATTCACTGCCAAACAACTTATTCATATCTACATCTCGATATGCAATGGGAATGCCATCACACTCATCATATGATGTATGACGAAGCATCATTCGCTTATCAATCACTTAAGTCCTCCAGTATTAGCAATACGCTTCTCGATCTGAGTGATCCAACTAATAGCAAGATACTCGTATTGACGCGTCATCTGATACATAAACTCTGCGTTGTGGAATGGACTATTAATCCACTCGGGGTCGTCATCAGAGTACTCTTCAGAATTGAGAACTTCTTGAGGAAGATTGAAGCCAAGATATGAAGCAACCCCTTGAGACTCAACCCAATCTTCGTGATCCCAAATCTGATTCTCAACAGGGAGTTCACCATCCTGAAGAAACACATACCGAATAGCATAGTCAAAACCGTGATATGGATGATAAAGTCCACCGAAATTCTGCTCAAGCTTCTTAGCAAAAAGCTGACCGCAGATGCAGGTTTCACCACTAGCAATATTCAGTTTATCAATGTCAATCTTAGTAAACCAAAGAAGATCGCGGGAATCCAAGAACTCAGCTCCACGCCGAACAGCCTCATCAAGTAAAGCCATAGCCTGGAAATCATACTTGTTTACACGATAAAAATTACCGCCCCAATCGATCACTTCCACAGAAGTCTCTGGGTCAATAGTAAGTTTCATTTCCTTACGCATTACTATCTCCGTTCAGTTAGTAGACTGGCTAGAAGCAATAGAAGCCTGAAGTTCATTCTCTGCATCATTAGCAAAGAATTGATAAATCAAAGCTTCAACCTTTAGCTGAGCATCAGCGATATTATCATACTTGAAATCCTTTGAGCCAAGAAAGCGAGGCTCACCTGTTTCCTGATCAAGTAAAGAATCATAAAACTCAACAAGACCGTGAGTAATGCCATCTTGGCACTCAGTTACTTCCGCATAGAAGAGTCTATCGAATGAATGATAAGTACCTCTATCCGTAAAGCCAGCGCGAGCCCGAAGATGACCCTCATCTAACTCTTCCCAGATAATCATCTACTTCTTCTCCGTACTCTTATCCATCGTTGAAATCTTCTTGATGTAGTCAATCTTCAGGGTTCCAAAAGGAGTTTCCCACTCCTCATAGATAAGTTCATCCTTATCATTGAACTTCTGCGAACCCTCGATCAACTTATTCGGAATAGCACCCATTTACTTCTCTCCTCGTCGCATTTTAATTTCAGCAATCCAATACTCACCTAGAACTTCATAACGCTGAGTTGGGTCGTCCAACACGGCATAATAATGAAACTCATCCGGATCAGAAATCTCAAAGCCATAGTAATCTGGATTGTGAGGCAGATTAATAACTTCAGAAAGATATGATGCAAAGAACTGATAACCACTACCCATCACATCATGTTCATGATTCTTTTCCATACCGTACTTATCAATAAGCATCTCACGAACTTTACCAACAAAGAGTTGACCACAAATACACTGATAAGGGTCACTCATATGAATAGTATCAAGATACTCGAAATGAGTATGCCAATCTGGAACAAGATCATCGAGAAGTTTCGCCCCCTCTCTTACGGCATCAATAGTAACTTCCATAAAGTGCAGATCTGCTTTATTCATCAACTTAACCATAACTACCTCCAATCAGTTAGAGACAATAAGACCTTCGACAACCCGAAACCACGCCTGACTCAACACTTGATACGCAGCAGATTGCTGACGCAACATCTTAGTGCCATACAAGTCATTAGGGTTGATTTCGAATCCGTAATAAACCATATTCTCTTCCAGCTTCAAGGTCGGAAATACATAATCACGGAAGAAATCATACCCATCGATTTCACGGCTGTATGAGTCAAGGATAAATCCATAATCCTTAGCGAACTGCTCACGGAGATCGATGTTAGAATACACTTGACCAAGAACACACTTCTGGTTATCAAGCATATCAATATCGTAAGGAGCAATCTCATAGAACCAGCCGGGAACAAGGCTATTCAATAGCGCTTCACCACGCTGAACACACTGCCCAGAGAAAGCAATAAAGTCTTCCTCATAAGAATTGTAGTTATTGAACATCAGTCCATCCTAGATTCGGCTCGGGCGTTGATACCATTTTCACGAAGAACAGCAGCAAATGCTCTAGCATAGGCTTCCTTGCGGGCCATAGATTGACCATAGCCTCTAACCCAAACCTCAAGGCCACCGTAATAACCCTTGTGAGATTGGACATCCTCACGCTTCTTCAAGAAGTTAGCGAAAGCAGAATTCGCAGGCTTAATGGTAATCCAGGCGAAACCACAAACACCATCCATAACCGGCGGATACTCCTTGATGATTTCCGAAGTAGTATCCCAAGGATTCTCGTGCTGAACAACGATCATCGGCTCCGGAACGCAAATCTCAGCTGCCTTCCGACCCTTAGCATCAGCAAGAGCAAGAATCTCTTCAAAATGCTTCATACGCTCAGCTTTTTCCTTTCCCTGCTCGTCAAGCATAGCCTTGAACGCAATACGAGCTTCCTCGCGATGGATAAGGCAATACTTAGACTTCCCAACAGTCTCTTGATCGCAACGCTTACAAATGGCCATCAGATAATCTCACTTTCATCTCGAAGAGCATTACGCATCTTCATACTCAGGTAATCAAGATTATGGTCAAGGCGACCGAGGTCCAAAGACCAAAGGTCATCCACAAGCTTACCGAGGCTTGTAGAAATAACGAGATGCGCACTTTTCATATCGTCGTCAACATCAACATATACATCAATAAAGACATCATCAGAGTCAAAATTGCTAAAAGCTTGACTTACGTTGATGAATGATACTTCTGCAATCTGCAGCAAGGCTGTTACTGTATTCGACTGCTTACTGACATCAAAATGAATACCGTAATACTCTTCGTAGCCATTAAGGCTAACAAAAGTACGGTAAGTCACATTAGAAGCATTACCAATAATGCTGTCCATAAGTTCATTCTTATCAGCCATCATATCCTCCATTCATTTCCGAGACCATATGAGAATCATCATCATTCATGTATTCATCCCACTGTGACATAGGAGCCAACTCTCGACCTGAAAGATTGTAGTTACGGCCACAATCACAGCCAACACCATAACCGTTATCATAGTCAAGCCAAACAGTTCGTCCACAGTCGCAAGTACCGTGAGCCGCTACCCTATCCCAATAGGAAAGGTTAATAACTCCAAGGTCAACGATGTGATTTCCGGACTGCTTTACGCAATACTCATAGTTAGAGCGGTTATCATCGGTAACCTGAACAACTCCATTCCCATCACAAGGAAAAGAATAAAAGCCCGGAGTACCATCAGCATACGCAAATTCCTGAAAGTATTGCTCAACCCAAATTTCGTCGGGACGAACGATGTTGGTCAAAGCCATAGTAATAATCACTTCCTTTCTAGGGGATATAAACTTATTGATTTAGCCGGAGATAATACTTTCGATATAAGCATCAAGCATCTCAATAGCATCAGCGGCTTGACGAAGTTTAACTTGGATATCAGAAAGCGACTGACTCGAAATCGAATCAGCCGCTTCACGGAGTGAAGAAATCAATTGTTCAATATCTTGATGATTAGCCATACATAATCTCCAATCAAATAGCGGGCTTGAGAGCTTCAGGAATAACACGATGATAGAGTGCCATCAGATCCGCAATCTCTTGATTATTGTGAGGACCAACATAACCTTTTTCCTCAATAATAACTTGAATAGCACTATCAATAAGTGCTTCGATCTTCATAAGATCAGAGATTTTCATAGAAATCTTTACATTCTCGTAATCAAATTCCATTGGTTGCTCCATTCTATTCGTCATCCATTACAATATCTGAAAGGATTTCGTCTTCCTCAATAGAACCGTCAATAAGTTCATCATCATTATGATTAGCAAGATGAATCTTGTAGCCGTTGTTGAGGATAGCGTAAACCCCAAGGTCATCATAACCCTTACCGACAACAGTACCAACATACTCACCATTACGGTAAATAGTGCTACCGGAATCGTAACCTTTAGGCTTAGGCCGCTTCTCAAGGGTAGAAGCTACATAAATGTCATTGATTCGTGAAGTACGAATAACACTATCAAGATGACGAACACGCTTAGCGAACTTAGTTTGCTCAACATAAGCCTTACGTCCATCCTCAAGAATAAACACAGCCTTGTAATGCCCGTACCCATTCATAACATAGGTCGTAACATCAACGATCTTGCCGACAATAAAGCCGTGCTTATTACGCAGCATCTGACCAATACAGTGCTGATAATCTTCTACTTCATTCGAAATGATAACTTCAGACATTTATTATTCCTTATTTCGGGGACATTAGTGGCGGGAACGGGTCTATTATTACACGCGGCAAAGAGGTTGTCAAGGGATTTCTTTTTACGTGGCGAAATGGATTGCCGGCAGATGTCGCAACCAAATCAGCGATCAAATGCCGAGCTTGTTATGGCCGATAAATGTGACAAGCACATTTGGATCTAATATCTCTTTCATCTGGAATATATACTTCAGTCGTTCTTCGTCTTGTTACGCTTATCCAGGTTGACCAAAGTAGGTCTAACAATATACCCATTGTCAATGGCAATTTGCGATACGCGAGCCCGAGTCAAACCAACCTGACGCCCGATCTCAGCATAAGAAAGACCACTGTCAACCATTTTCAAAATTAACTCATTACGCTGCTGTCTAGGGTTCATCTTAGATGCATCAATAAATTCATCATTCATTTTCTAATTTCTCCTCGGTAACTTCATGATATTTTCTCCCATGTTCTTCATCATTTTGATCAAGTTTTCTAAACTTACTGCCAGATGGATTTGCAAAATATTCGTTCAGTGGACCCACCTCTGTTAGGTGTGCTCCATATTCAAAAACTCTGACAAACCAATGACTCACTGATGTATTGTATTCTTTTTTTACCTGCTCTTTTGCAATGTTTGCAGCTTCTTCTGGCGTTGCGGCCTCAGGAACTACAATCGGCAGTCTATATTCTACTACCCAATAACTCTTATCGTCAGACATATAACCTCAAATTGCGAATAATAATAAAATGATCAATGGTAATAAGAAGATGCCAATACTAATTAATATTACACCTAATATGATAATAACAATAAAACCAATAACATACTGTACAACCTCAACCCAATTCAAGTTAGCAACCTCAATTAGTAGGTAAATTTAACTCCGCCAGCATCAACATTAGTTTAGCACACCGATCATCGGCCAAGTCACGAAATTCCCGTTCTTCATCCATTAGACCACTTTCATAATGATCGATTTCATGGAGCAGAACAGAAATCGTGCGCTCGATACCATCTTTCAATACATCCACATTAATCAAGATGGACTCTGAGCCGGGGCGATAAACACCAAGAATACTTTCTTGCATATCACGTGGGCGAAATGCAGCATATTCAATGTCTTTTGGAGCATTAGAAAACATACCAATAATATTTAAACTATTTTCAAGTGTAGCATTGAGATGATTTGGAAGTGAATCAATGATATCAAATTCAGCCCTATCACCAAGAATCTTTTCAACGTGCAACTGAGCCATCGGCGTTGAACGCATAATAAGCCTGTAAAGCAAAGGACTGCGGATCGTAGCAAACGTATAACTACGAAGCTGAAGTTGTACCTTTACTTCATTGGCCGCGTGACCCTCAATACCATAGCAGAGAGGAACACAGTTATCTCCATTTTGATCAATCCAAGCTTGACCCCAAGCATCATTTACTTGACCAAAATCAGCTGCGCTAGATGGAATCTCTTCAAGTTCATAGATTCCATCACGACCCTTATCCAAATTAAGGATAGTGGTACACATATCAACGGAATTGACACCGCCTAGGCCGATGCCAATAACAGAGTTAAGTTGATAGATGTGAGCAAGCTTACGCTCTTCATTTAGACGAAATCCAGTACACTGATAGTCAAAAAGCGACTCAGGCTCATCGTCACCCATATCACCAACCCAAATACCACCCTTGCCGTACAACTTACCACCAGCGCTGCTGCCACCCATAAGCTGAGTACGAAACAGCGAGATTTCGCCCTGATACGAATCAATCTTGACATCAGGGATACTATTGAACTTAAAGTAAGTGCTGTGATTCTCAAAGATTTCGAGAATCTCATCACTAGCCGTCAGGTAGATATCAAAGAAACCCTCGACATACTCAACTTCATCCACGAGATCAATCGTATACTCAGCATCGAACTCAAGGTGAGCATCAAGGATATTAGCATATGCTTCACGGTAAATCTGAAATACTGTATCCCAAGAAAGAACGCCGGCATCGAGAGAAAAAGATGAAGCGACATCCTCTACATTACCATCAAGATCAGTATAACGATAGTAGACGATATCATAACCGTCAATATTCTTCGTAATATACTCAAGCCGATACATTCCCCGATCATCGGCTCCAAGGCAAATCCATTCCCAGCCCTCACGAAGTGCAGAAATAGGAGCTAGTTTAGCACCAGATCCAAACTGACCAATAGTATTCTCATCATCTCGCTTAGATGAGATACCCATCTTCTCTAGACGAATACGCGGAACATTATCTGCACGATTCCTAAACCTCACGTATTTCACGTAAATCCTCCTCGGTTGCTGGGATGAAAAACTCTTCTGCAATCATGCCAATAAATTTACGAGTTTTGGCATTTTCCACAAAGATAAAACCTCTATCATAAGCATAAGGTCTACCGAATGGGTAGACCTTTTTTACAAGCATTCTAGATTGTGGATGCCAACTCTTCAATTTATTTTTATTATGATAACTAGGGCTAAATACTAAATACTCAACTTCGTTATCCATAAATATCATTATCCTCATCATGCTGCTCTTCACAGAACAGACCGCAGTTGAAATGATCAACGAAGTAATTACAATATTCAATATGAGTCAATTGAGTATACGCAATTTTAGTTAACATAGGTGGCGAATGTAGTTGAGTAGGCTTAGTCATAGCCTCTTCGTGAATAGCTTTATTGATAGCTCTCATAATATATGAAGGCATCTTCTCACGGTAATCGGGGTGAGCATCATACGTAAGCTCAACGTGGATAACCATATCGAAACCATTCTCCGGAGGATTGATTCCCATAGAATCCATTAGCTTGCGCTTGTCCTCGTCCTTCATATCAGAGAGAACAATCTGCTTCATCTCGTTGTCGCGAACCTTCTCCTCTTTCTCAGCGAGAAGCTTTTGAAGTTGCTTTACACGACGCTCAAGTTCTTCAATACGATCTTTATCGGTCCACTCATTTACAAAACTCAAAACAAAGTCTCCTGCTCATCAAGAATAGTGAAGTCGTGAAGAGAAATCCACGTACTAAACTTGGGGTTACAACACTTACATTGGACGAATAAAAATTCATTAGCTCCGCCAAGAAAGCTAGAGCCAATAAAATCGGTAGCATTCGCACTACGCAAAACAGTAAACCCAGTGCCATGCTTTTTTACTAAACTAGCAATAATTCCTGAACTAACACTATTAGGTTTAATATTAATTTCACGAATATTAGACACTAGATTAGTCTTCATTCCAAGAATCAACACTAACATCTTCGACATTATGAACGCCAGAGATAGCGTTAGCAACATCATACTCTACATCATCAACTTCAGCGTCTGCTGAAATCTCAATGTAAACAGTAAAACTGTACTTCCTATTCGGAATCTCAATGCCGAGATCTTCCAAGATTGCACGCTTGTAAGAGAAATCAATCCCAGACTCTAGAACTGAAGCCAAGACCTCATCACGAAAATTAATGTACTTGTTGTATTGAGTATTAAACTTATCAGTCATTTCCTTCAGCTTGTCGGAAACAGCCTGATAATCGGCAGCAGTAACCATCACAACTTCCGGGGTACTAATGATAGGTTCCATTTTAATCTCCAGTCATCCAATCTTGTTGTATTCATCACACATCAAACGACCAATACGCTCAATGTCATTCCAATCCGGCTCATCACCGGAAACCTTCACAACAGTAACAAGTAGCCAGACATTCTTACCTGGAACATAATGAAAAATACTCATAGTATTATGAGTCAGACTAAAAGCATAGGCCCATTCAGTACACCAATTATCTTTATCAGTGGAATTAATCCACTCATCCTCAGAGGTGTCAGTGTATGCCGTACCATATCCAAATCTGACACTATCGGCAATTTCACCATCTTCAGTGATAATGTTATTCTTATCAGCATGAATAGAAGACCAGCCATAGTTCTCTTCACAAAGAATAAGTAACGCTTCAGGCAATCCATCACGCCGAACAATCTTCCAAAGCTGATTTCCCATCCAAGATGGATAACCATCCCAATGACAATAACGACCAATAAAGCCGTCACCCTCCACATAACCAATAACACTACGCGTAGACATCAAACCTCACTTTCACCATAATAATCTTCGCTAGCTGCCTGATAACAACTATCGCAAAGAGGACCGGAAATAACTTCCATATAAGTTCCACGATCAGCCTGAAGAAGCCACATACCTTCAACATCTTCACGATTACAAGCACTACACGGAACGTGATTGACAACATCTTCATTCATATCAGCTTCAGAAAATGAGATATCAAGAGTCTCGTACTTGATAGGATTATCCGAAGCAATAGAGTTAGCAGGATGCCGATACTTAGCTGACTGCTCTTCGAACAAATCGATACGAAGAGTCAAAGCATTACGCTTAGCATAGTCATTACAACGACGGCAGAGAAAATTCTCAACCTCAGTATTATCAGGCTCACCATAGTTATGCTGGCAAACCATACAATAAGTTCCATCCCAAAACACCGTTTCGCTATTCATTACTTTCCCCTTTCAATATCGACAATAATATCAAAATCATCTAGAGTTAGATTTTGGCGCATAATACCATCAATTTCAGTATAATCATCAGGATCGCAGAGATAACATCCATCAGTTAGAAGAATACCGTGCTCAGAACATCTCTTTCCATCATTATCAGATGGATCGTAGTTTTCATATTCTTGACCAATACGATTCATACTACATCAACCTCTTTTCGGATTGTAAGCTTGGTCAGCAACAGAATCAACAAACATCGGTTGATAGCCTGCTTTATGACCACAAACAAGAACAATACGATTAGTTCTACTAAGACCTAACTTTACACACTTATCAGACATACACCAATCATAACCTAGTTCGATACGTTGTAGAGAAACGTCATTAGTAAGACAATACTTACATTTACGCATAATGGAATCTCCTATCTAATCGAATAATGGGTGCGGCTCAGGGTTCACTCTACAGCATCGGAATGAGCTTGTCAAGGGATTTCTTTTGATGTGGAGATCTCGGCGCTGACTCGGTGGCATTAAAAATTATATTAGCTACATAATACGAACGTGGGCGGTAATCATTATTAACCATAATTGGTAATAACGACTACCGCCCACAATCTTTGCACATTTTTTTCACGCAGGTCCAGCCAATATTTTTGCTACGACTACTTGCCTTGGCTTAAGCCACGGAAAAACTTTAATATATTTTTGGATGTGCATATATGCCTATAAAAAAGATTACAATTGGAATCTAAATGGGTCTATAGTCTCACAGATTCCAAGGTGAGCGACCGCTACCCTGATACAAAATCCAAGCGGCTCGAATATTGCATTCTGGATTAGTCCAGTCCGTTGAGCCACACGCAGCTATAAATAAGCCTGAGTGCATCGGCATCATCATCTGGAATAAACCAGAAGCTCCTGAGGCATTTCTTGCCGTGGGAATACACCTTGATTCCCGGTAAGCAATGCCGATAGCCCACTCTGCATCTTTTTGCCAAATACTACGAATCAAATCTGCGTATTGGCAGGGGCTACCACCTTGAGGCTGTTGAGCAACATATGTCGTAGGTGTTGCTGCTCTTTGTCTTGCCAGCGTTTCCGACCGCCTGCTTTCTTCGGCCTGCTGTGCGGCAATTCTATTCTTCTCAACTTGTTGATTCCAGAGAACCACAGCCTCTTGGTGCTCTCGGAATTTTATTCTCTTTTCTGCCCGAATTTGGTTGAATACCTTTGTGTCGTCAACCACGATACTTTCTCTGGAGGCTTTCGGTGAAGCCTCCGTATTACTATGTTTATCTGTTATACCGCCAGCGGCGGCCGTTATAAGTAAAATTAAACTACATAACACTACTCTCATTTTTTCTCCTTTTCTTTCTGTATATTGCCTTTCTTTATAGCCTATTTGACTATAAATATAATTAACAGGGGCTAGCCTCCGGGGAATGGGAGTAGAGGCTAGCCCCTGTTAAACCTTGTATTATCTTCAGCGGCTACGGCGAGAAGTTTTCTTAGCCTCAGCCTCGATTAATTCGTCAACCTTGTCCTCAGCAGTCTTACCTTGGAAGTAAAGGGTCTGCTCATCCTTGCGGTAACGAATTTCCACAGCCATACCAAGAGACTTGGCCGCCGTGCGAATCCGCTGCGAGAGGGCGTTGTATTCCTTGCCCTCGCTGATGTTCTCAATCGCCTTCGGAGAGCAAGTCTTAAGGAGTTCCTGAATTTGACGAGTCTCCTCAGAAGCGCGCTTCCCACCACCACGAACTAACGGCGGTAATTCCTGAATGTCTCTGATCTGCATATCTTTTCTCCTATGTACCGGCGGGGGCCTGCCCCCCGCCTAGCGATTACGACCGTACACCGGCCTAGCGGCGATTTCAAGTCGTTCTCATTTTTTTCTTATAAGCGACAAGATTGATCGCTGCTACTTTGTCGCCGCCATATCGCGACTATCTTCGAGATATCTAACTGCGGTGGAATTCTTCGGCTTTCCGACAAGGAAATAGACCCCACCCCAAAGGCCAGTTTCTGAAGCATTAATTGCATGTTCATAACAATCAGAACATACTTCACAAGATTCGCAAAATTTTGCAATTTCACGCCTCGCCGCTGGCGTGGCTCTCTCGAAGTATTCAAAAAATAGAGATGTAGATTTACTTTGCTGTCTACACTTAGCTTGCGACATCCACTTGCTTTGTTCTAAAACGTACTCAGCTTTTCTTCTCTCTGCGATAATATGTGCTTTAGTTCTGGGCATATCTGTTGCCTCCTCCGGCTCTTGTCTGGGCTGGCTCGGTGACCTCCGGGGATAAGGTGCTTCGCACCTTATCCTGCGGCGCCCCGGAAGTCAATAGGGAATTTATATCATCTCGATTAGCCAGCTCTCTAGGTCGCTGGGTATTTCACGCACTTGTTTCTGGGGTTCGGCTTCCTTACGAGAAATCTTTTCAACGATATCATCATCATCATATGACTCAAACTCTGGCCCGTCTGCACCCCAAATCTCAATTTCTACATCTTGCGATAAACCAAAATTTGTAACACACTTATAGACTGCCCCCGCTAAAGCGTCAGCCTTATCTTTTTCACCTTTAGATGGGTGATCTACCTTTGTATTGTTAATAAGCCGTAACTTTAAAATTTCACCCTCTACTAATTGTTCATCCCAATAACCACGAAGTCTTCCATCATAAATAGAGGTTGATAAAGTATCATAGGCAGATTTTTTCACAGTGAACGCATCAGCGTTAATTCCATTATTCCTAAGTGACTGAATCATATCTGCACTTTGCCAGTAGTCGAATGTTACTGATGCGACATTGAATTTTCTACATAGTTCAACAATAGTTGATCGCACGGATGAAAATGGCACCTCTGAGTTCACCTCTGCCTTCCAAGCTGTTATGTAATCTATATTCAGGATAGGTAAAGTTTCTATCCCGGCTCCTGTGTTAACTTCCTTCATACCAGACATATGAACCATACATAAAGCAGCCTTGTCTCTCTTAAGACCTAAGTCAACATGGATAAAGCGAGTGAAGCCATCGGTGCCATTGAACCACGGCTTCCAAGTTCCATCCTCGGCCACGGGCGTTTCTGCATATAGGAATGCAGCCCGAACCCTATCAGGTTCTCTGAAGTAGGCGTCCTCCATTTCCGGGGGTTCGCATTCAAATCTAGCACGCGCCTCGCGAGGGTTTCTGACGTATTCTGACTCAAGGTCTTCTCTGGTAATAGTCGGATTTACTTCCCAAGTAGCTTTCTTGATGCCCCATGTTTTAGGCTCATTATTAGCTATAGCTCCATAGTAACGCTCTTCAATGAAATCACCCTTGAACCTAGGAAAGGATAGAAGCACGACCTTCCCTACATCGGGGAACCGTGACATAATTGATGCCTTACTCATCTTATAGATAGCAGATGCAGAGCCTTTAGCTCTAGCCTCACCTTTAAGTTCAATGTCAGTCTTGAAGGCGGCAATCTCGTCTAGCACCACAGTCATAACTTCATAGCCCTCCCAACCCTCAGATTCTGAGTGGCCGGAGAAGCAACGAATAGGACGACTAAAGAAGAAAACCTCTCCCACTCTCGGCTCAAAACCCACATCATTAAAGTATGGGGAGCGCAGCAGTAGGTTTTTAAAAGGCTCGAAGAATACTCGCTGAGCTTGCTGGGCGTTTACTGCTAGGTTTAGGAGGTCAATATACACTCCGTGCGCTTTGTGGTAATAATCAAGCGGATCACGAAGGCAGTGAAGAAGATATGCAATATACGCCAAGGAAATACGTGATGTATGATCCTTGCCACTTCCCTTGCCAAGCATTGCAATAACTTCATTAACAGTATATTTATGATAAATCTCCATACCCTTTTCCTCGCCGTGAATCTGCACAAGGGTATGCGGCTTATAAATCTGCGTAATATGCTTAGCAATCTCAGTCTGGACAGGGGACAGAGGAGGAAGGCCAAGATACTTCCTATCTTGGACAAATACCTCCAATGGTACCGGCTCCTCCTCTAGTTCTTCCTTTCGAAGTAGCCGATCGAAATCTTCGTAATTAAAGTTTAATCCCCAGAAATCATTCATAAATAAAAATTAGTCTTCGATGTCAGCAGATTCAACATCATAAACTTCTTCGCCTTCAGCGTTCTCCATCAGAGAAAACGCCTCAGCAAGTTTTACTCGCGCCATATCACGACACCTTTCACAGTCAGATATAACATCGCGTAAAACTTCAGATAGAATCTGATTGACAGATTCCGCTTTTTGCATTCTAGCAATATACTCAGAGTCTGGCTTGCTGCCACCCATAAGTTGGTGGAGTTGAGCCTTCTTAGTCGTTACCTCAAGAGCTAACTTCAAAGCCTGAGTTCTAGCTGTAATCATGCCATTATCAGTGGCTACATTGACAGTTTCCCATGCCTCTTTTGAAATTTCGTCTAATTCATTAAGGAAACGTAAGGTGTTCTGCTGAACACGCTCAAGAAAGTACGGGTCTTCCTCAGCCTCATTCTTGATTATCCTAAAATATTCCTGCACATACTGCTTTGCCTTATATGGCGTTATATCAAGCAGTTCAGCAATATTAGTATAATTGTATCCCTTAATAGAGAGCGTTCCGGCCTCTTCTACTAAGTGCAATTCTTCAGCTAGGCCAAGACCTGCTTTCGCTACCTCTTGACTCATTGATCTATGTTACCATCTAATACGCTAGTCGTCAAATTCATCAGGCATCTCGGCATCTCGCGCCTGCCAACTCGTAGTTTTTTTCTGCTTAGGCGTCGATTGCTTAGCCCAATCTTTTGCCTTAGGCATCCTCGGGGTACGAGTTTTCTTTACTCGTGAAGCAGCCTCTCTCTCCTCTGGACTCAGACCCCATTTCTCAAAAATTACCTCTAGGGATTGTCTGATCTCAGCGGCAACAATAGCAAAGATTAATTCATATCTTTCATCTGTTATATCAGAAGCCATGTACTTATGACGACATTTCCTAGCGTGCGTCGATGACCCAAGATTAGAAATCTTTGAGTCACACTCAGACCAAAGCCTTACTAAATTATCATCCATCAATTTGTCCTCGCAAAATATTCCAAAATTCCATTGACGACATCAAATTCATCATCTTCCATATCCTCAATATGCTTATATTCTCTTGATAGATATGGCCACATCAAAAATTTAACAGTCGCATCGTTTGTAATAGGATCAATGTTAACATCTGGATATAGGAACCCGGCATCCAGCATCTTCGTCAGATCAGACTGAAAGGTCTGCGAGTCTTCATATCCAAACAACTCTTGCTGGAGAGAGTCCAGCAGCCGCTGGACTCTCTCCCAAGCAAGATAGTTAGTTTCTTTCAGCAGTTCAAAAGAGAATGCCCCTTTAGGTGGTAAAAAGATGGGTTTCATCTCCATCTTATTCTACCGCACCACCGCAAGAGTCACATCTCGTCGTATTGTAAACCATAGCAGAACCAGCAATAGCAAACAGATGTTCACGGTGAGCATCAGTTACATCTGCATGTGAAGCAACCCAAGTAAGTAAGTTAATAACATCATACATAGTACGCATCTCACCTGAGACGGTAGCTTTAAACTGCTGATGATCTACTGATTCAATGATGAGATTCTTTAATTTCTTAGGAAGGTTATTCTCTGCACAAATTTTGCCAATCAAGGAAATAAAGTTAGTAACCTCTACGTCAGCAAGTTTAGAGAATCCATCAATCATAGGTTGAATTTGACTGACAGCGGCATTTACATATTCCTTAGATTGTTCAATGAGTTCACCGCTGGACTTACCACTCACTCTAAACTTCTTGCTGGAGATGGGGGTAATAGCTGAGTTCATACAGGCAATCCGACAGAGGTAGCTATCGAATCTCGGGAATACTGACCAAGCGTCAGAATATAAGATACGAAGGCCTGCACGCACTGGCGAGTCAATGATGTGAGTATCATACATTGGAGAAAAACCAACGTATTCGATAACGTCTCCATTAATATTCCAGTTTCCAATTTCCATCTCCTCAGTAAGGCAAGATTCAACACTACTGAAGATGTCTGACGCCGGAACATATGTATATGATGGGCTCATAAAGGAGCGGAGATTATCTGCCTCAAAGAGACCGGCCCACATCATCTCGCCTCGCAGATTGAGCCAATAATTAATTGTCGTCTCTCTCAAGTCTTCCGGGCATCTGTCGGCATAGGCTTTAGGCACCCCAAGCAAATCACACATCTGCTCGCTAGCATTTTCAGTCAGCAAGTATTTTTGATCGTTGAAAATAATCGAACTATTTTCATACTTTAATTCACTTAACTGAAATCTCTTGTGAGTAGTTTTGCTATCGCGATCTTGCAGGTATTCCTGAATGGTTGTCATTTTTCTCCTTGTTTCTGTAGTGGAACTAGAAGTACTCTACCAACTCGAAACGCAACGGTCAAGTCGAATCAGATTTTTTTTTCGCCCCACGGGTGTCAAGGTAGCGTTCCATAAAATAAGTTTTATAAATACTAGCCCCGTTCCAGAATTTTGGATCAGTATCTTGAAACAGTTTTGTCATACCTTCAGGCGGTAACAGAAAATATAAAATACCAAGAGGCATATAAGAAACAAACTTATGTTCTTTATGTTTCAAGGAATAGCGTCTAACAACGCTATCAAACTCTTTGACAATCTTTGCAATATTTTGTCCACCAAAGATATCAATGCCTCCCCCCTCTAATCTATCTCTAGGGCAGAAGTCATCGACTGCTACAATTGTACCGTAGGCGCGACAGACAAGTGGCCTATACTCATAAATAGTGCATCCGTCCTTATAGAACACACAATGACCTCCGGAGCCTCCATCATGTGACCATTCTTCATCGTACATTTTTGCAATGAGACCGTCTATAATACCCTGAAACCATTCTTCACCAGATTGAATACCATATCGCTCCATCTTCAAATAAAACTCTCGCTTAAGATGGAAAGCAATATTTGCACACTCAAGCATGGGAATCATTAAACCAACACGGCAGCAGTGACCAGACCCCTTACACCCTGTACGTAACTGATCGTGATTCGCCTGTAGATGGCGCATCTTATTGTAAACTAAATCAAGTTCTGAAAATAGAGAAAGATCTTTGACTGAAAAATTACTGCTTGCCACGTTTCCTCGCCTGATTTCTTTTTCGCTGCTCTCGCTTTACTGCCTCAATACGTAACTGCATGGGAGATTTTTGCACGGGGCGACCACCCACGGCCTTTTTCTTAAGATTTCTACCCTTGCCTCTGTACTTTAAAAGATCATATCGATCAACCCAGTTATATAAACCCTGGACAGTGACACTAATATTATAACTATCCTTTAGAACTTTTTGGATATCTTTTAAGTTCATTCTTTTTTGTACATAGTGATGATATAACCAATCTTTTTGTTTATATGGTTCCATATTATAATAATATATTAGATGCCCATACTCCGATAGCAATAGCATCTAAAATATCATAATCCTCCTCTATTAATGTTGGTATCTTTTCCTCTAAGATATTTTTCACTCTATTTTTTCTCTCAAATGAAGCTTTTTTCTTTGCTTCTTTTTCACCAAGTTCTAAAATCCATGCAGTAATTTCAGATTTGGAAACACTCTTATATCCCAACCATCTTTTCCACTCAAGCGGGCCGACATCGTGAACTTTAATATTATACTGCAGGGAAAGACCTAACATATGTCCTACAATATAAGATAATAATCTACTAGTCTGAGGGTTCTGAATATAGATAGTCTGTTCTATAACAACCATATCCGGCTTATGGTGATCTATAAGCATCGGTAATATATGATTAATACATCGAAGTTTAGATACTAAGTCATCCAGATGATGAAAATTTATCTTCCCTTTGGATATTAATTTAATATGATCTTTATCTCTTCTTACGACAGCAAATGCAAGTGACTTGGTAGAAGGGTCAATAGATAGCACGGTGCCAGAATGTAACTTCTGCAGGAGGCTCATTATTCTAACTCCTTCCGAAGTTGCTCCTCGTCCCATCCCCAGCGAGAAAGTCGCTTAATAAAACGATCAATTTTATGTGCTTCACATATGTCTTCAGTATTATATCTACTCAATACAGTAGTACAGTTTTTACGTTTACAAATTTTTTGTTTTCTACCAGCAAGTCTTTCTTTATTCTCGTAGTATCTATCTAATACTTTTTTATTCGTTGCACGCTTGCGGCATTTAGCTGAGCAATATTTACCATTGTGCGCCTTGGGGGTAAATTCTATGCCACACTCGTCACAGCTTCGATCCTCATATTCCATTTTCCTCGTCTGTCCAGCACATATCAGCCAAATCACACATCCGACATTGTGGGGATGCTATGCTTTTATATGGCCTCTTGAGCAGGGAACCCTCCTTGTACATGCTATATATTTTAGCATATTTCTTAAAGAGTTTATCTATAAATTCGTCGTTTCTGTCTACATATATGGGAAGAATTTCTTGATTATTCTTATTTTCATATATAACAAAGCCGCCCTCAAGATCTAAACATCTCATATAAATTTGAGCTTGACGATAGTGTTCATCCTTAGGTTTATGATGAGCTTTTCTAAGCATGAATCCTTGATCTGAAATGGACTTTAATTCAATAAGTTTTCTTCCATGCCAATCAATAATTCCATCAGCTGTGCCCTCAATCGGAGGATCTTCATATGAAACAGGAACCTCATCAGCAATGAGGATACCCATATCACGTAAATATCCGTAAATACGGTCGTGCGTAGCGTGCCCATTGTCGAAAATACGCTGTGTTCTGGCGTCGTACTTAGGCTGATAAGTTACACCACGAAATAGATAGATTGCGTATCTTCCACATTCGTTGGTGGTGCTAGGGTGGAAGCCACTAATCTTTCTTGTTCTTTCAATAATATATTTATCAGCAATACACGCATCCAAACTTTTGACTAACTCTTCTTCCATGTCGATTGATGGAATGGGTGTAATCTCCCTAACCGGCTTCGTAGGTGGTACGGCCATTAAATTAATAAGATTTTTCATCGAAGAATACCTGCGCTAACTGCGTCGATACGGCCAAGAAGTTTGAGGGTATTAATATTTTCCTCCAGCGCATGATACATCGTCTGGAACACATCCTTGCGGCGACGATTGATAATACTACTGTTGCCAGATGTCTTATAATGCTGTGCTTTGATACCAACCTTATAGCGATATGCTGCAAGAATATTGGCATATTTAACCGCCTTAGCGGAATGATAAGAGTCAGGATTGTCAATAATATCCTGTACTACGTTCATTACCTCAATAAATTCCTCAGCATCTTCACCAAGGCTTTCACGAAGCTGCTCTACTGTCATTGATACATTTTCATTCATTATTTTCTCCTTGTAGGTCCATAAAAATCTGCCAATCGATGATTGCTACCTTTGTTCCATCGCCAAAGACAACTGAGATGATTGGCTCTCTGTAGTTATCCTTCCAAGCATCCCTGCGGTGCTTATGCCAATTTTCTACGGTCAGCGTGAACGTTTTCTCGTTATGCTTATAATCTAATAGGTAGCCCGAGAGTTTAGCGTCCCCCTTTTCCTTACCCCTGCCTGAGTTAGCAACGAGCGAGGCGCCATCCTTGGCGGCCTCTTTTGATTCACGTTTATCCTTCTTACGAGGCAATTGCTTCACCATCGTCGGTGATAAGAGCCGTATGGTTTAAAGCCTCATCAATCTGCTCCATGAGAGCATCATCTGCGGCTTCTACAAGGCTCTTCATCCCGTGGAACTTATCTTCCCCAAAATAGAACCAAGCACCACGCTTTTCTACAACACCATTGATTACAGCAAGGTCAAGTAATTCCATCTTGGTATCTATTTCGGCATTTTGCGGAGAGAACCAATAAGACCCTCTTGTACCCTCAACAGGTGCCTGCTTAGACTTCTCAATAGTCCAGCGAACCTGTCGATTAACAATGAGGTCAGAATCTCCAGCGCGCTCCAATGAATCTTTGGCAGCAGAAGCAAACAGATTAATAATATTAGTCGTCCAATGTAATTCGGCATTGCCAACCTTTGCCATAAGTCTAGGGTGACTACCGCTCAAGTCCATTGTTTGCTGAGCAACCATAATAACAGCATTATTAACATTTAAATACTGAGCCATCTTCTGGTACATAAGCCTACGTGAACGCGACTGCGAGGCGATACCACCGCTCCCGTCAGCGTCCTTGTAGAAAGCTTCTGAAGCGATGCCGTTAATGCTGTCGATAAGAAAGACATACTTCTCGTCTCTCTCTTGCATAAGCGGAATGATGTTCTTAAGAATATCCTCAGCAATTCTGCTCTGAAGAAGAATGCGGTTATCTAAGTCTAATCCACACTTCTCTGACCAATCATCGGTGATAGAGCCTTCCGTATCAACGATAACAGCAGTATATCCCTTCTTCTGCGCTTCAGCCAGTAAGTGCAGAAGCATTGTTGTCTTACCAGCAGACGGTGTTCCCCACACAAGGCTAAATCGCCCTGTCCAAAGTCCTCCACCAATAACATGATTTAACCCAACGGAAGGCGTTGGAATAACGTCGTGCTTAGGCAGGCGTTCCCCTCTATTAATTCGTAACATTGTTTTCTCCTATTGAAATAATTAGCGTTTTGTCCAGACACCTAACTGGTTATTCCCTTAATCTCCCTGAATTTATCCAGCGAAATTGCATCTTCGAAGATTATATCAGAGCTCTTAACCGATTTCCGGTAGATTAATGGAGCAAAAGCATTTCGCACCAAATGAATCACGGAATTCAGCGTTCGATTAAAGATTACAATCTTATAGATTTTAAGTTTGATTGGGTCAAACATATACATCGAAGCCATTAACTTGCCAGTCTTTGTATTAAAGATACGGCAACGCATAACAATACCAAGGCTCTTCTCACTATCGAAGTCACCAACGCCATATGGACGCAGTGATTCTGCTAACTCAGTAAATGCATTGTTATTCAGCAGATTAAGAAAGATAGCAAACTTCTGAGTATTGTCTAACGTACTATGGATGAGGTCATCAAGGCCAGCATCCATCCACTTCTGTGGCTCGTCAGTTTCACAATAGGCAATAATGGACTTATCACCCACTAGGGCATAGAGATGCTCGCGAGTCTTAATGTTCATCTCAAGGTCGCCAAAACCCGTGAGAGAGCCGGTCGAATCCTCAATTTCCACCCTAAAGTAATGCGGCTTGCGTTTAGTGCTCTTTGTGAGTGCTCTCACAAAGTGATACTCATTGGCATCGATATCAACATTGGCACACTCGCTAAGCAGATCAGCAAATGTCGTATCTTCATTAACATAGATAGGATAGTTTAGAATTGGCAGATAGTATTGCTTCTCGTCGTAATCTCCGCTATAGCCAATGCTTCTAAAAGCGCCAACTTTTGCCAGATTTTCGACAACAGTTGATCTGACATAGGTTTTACGACACTTGCCATTAAACTCATCAAAGGACGAGAATGGCTTATTACGCATGATCTCATCTAGAGCACCTCTCCCGACACCCAAGACGTTTCCTAAGCCAAATCTAATCCCGTCATCATCCAAAGAAAATGTTATATCAGACTTATTAACATCTGGGCCGTTTATGTTGATCCCCAGCCTATTAGTCTCAAGAAGGAGTGTAGCAATACGCTCTTTCTCGTTCTCGTTGGCAAGCAGGGCCCACATATATTCTACAGGATAATTCAGTTTGAGCCACATTGTCTGGTAGGAGAGTACCGAATAGCCCACCGCATGGCTCTTGTTGAACATATAAAGCGATGATTTTTCAAAGTCATCCCACATTTTCTCGGCGGCCTGTCTTGAGATGTGCCTTGATGCATTATCTACAAACTTGTCCTTAAATTTATCGAACTCGCTACCGTCACGTTTTTTACCAATGATCTTACGAAGTTTGTCTGCTTCCGACCAAGAGAAATCAGCCAGCAACACGACAGTCTGCATGAGTTGCTCTTGGTAAATGAAAGCACCATAAGTCTCACGAAGAATATCCTCCAACATCGTATGTGGATATTCTACCTCTTTACCTTCATTCTTGCACGCAATATATTGAGCACCCTGTGTAAGCATGGCACCCGGACGCACAAGAGCATTAGACGCAGTTAGGTCGTTAAAATTATCAACGCCCATTTCTAGCAATAATCTACTGTAGGCTGAAGCTTCTGCCTGAAACACACCAAGGGTATTGCCGTTCCGCAACTCAGAATAAACCTGAGGATCGTCCAACGTGACGGATTCTGATGTTACATCTTTACCATGCCTGTTCTTAATAGCCTGTAATGCATCATCTACAACGGCAACAGCCTTGACGCCAAGAATATCAAACTTAATAAGACCAAGCTCCTCTGCCTGAACCATATCGTAAGCGATGACCTCAACTCTACCGTCAGCGCTTGGATCTGTACGTGATTCGATAGGGCAGACTTCCCATAGCGGCCTATTAGATACAACAACACCAGCGGCATGAGCTCCCGCCGTTCTGATGCGTCCCTCAATTCGCCTAGCGATGCTTAGTACATCTGGGTACTCGCTGATGTACTTACGGCATTTATCCTGAAATTCATCTAATGTTTCAAATAGTGGAGTCATCTTATTGACTTCACTATATGGCACGCCGAAGACGCGGCTTACATCCTTGATAATAGATTTGGCCTTGAACTCACCAAAGGTGGAGATAGAAGCCACATTATCGCTGCCCCATTTATCTTTAATATATTGCTTAACAAGATATCTTTTTCTATCATCAAAGTCTAGATCGATATCTGGGTAGTCATTTCGTTCCTCGTTAATAAACCGCGAGAAAAGCAAACCATGCTCCAGAGGGTCAATCTTCGTGATATCGAGCGCATACGCCAAAATAGAGCCCCCTACGGAGCCTCTGGCGGGGCCTCTGGCGATGCCATTTGCATCAGCCCATTTGACGATATCCCAGATAATTAGAAAGTAGTCTGAGAAGTCAAGTTTTGTGATAATCTCAATCTCAGCATTGAGCCTATCCATGTAATCCTGATTCGTGTGGAGACCCTTTTCCCGCAGGCCCCACTCGGCAATCTCATACAAATATTCGTTGCTGTTCAAGACAGTAGAATATGAGGGCAAAAGCTTTCGGCCAGTCTCAATACTGGCATTACACTTATCTGCTACCTCAAGAGAATTCTCTAAGAGATATGGCTGAGGCCAACCGTGGTCAGCAAAGTAACTAGCAACCTCGTCGCTACCCATAAGATAGGGATGAATATCGTCAAAGCGAAGTCTGCGCTCAGGGAAAAGAAGATTCATTCTCTTCACGAGGTCTTTTTCTTTCTTACCCTCATCGGCGTGCTCGCGCATATGCCTATCAGCAGCAGCATTCATGCTCGGCATCTGAGCCACGCAAAGAAGAACTTCTTCAATTCCTCTATCAGCTAAGGTAGGATAGTGGCAGTCAATTGTACCAACTGCTTTGACATCAAGAGCATCACTAAAGTTGAGTAACGTCTTGTTAAGATTAGTTTCATTCCAAGGCTGTAGTTCAAAGTAGTAATCATCCTTAAAACGCTCTTTAAATTGTAGCGCAGTGGCTTCCGCCTGTGACTCCTGACCATTCATAATGAGTCTACTAAGATATGAAGCCATGCATCCAGATAATACTGTAACGTCGCCAGCTAGGTATTCAAGATCATCCCACTCAATACGAGGCTTGTGATAGAAGCCGTTAGTCCAAGACTTCTTCATCAGGTTAAATAACTTATATAAGCCATCCTGATTCTTGGCGTGCATAATTAGATGAAACCGCTCAGCCTTTTTGTCGTCACTGTCTGAGGCGAGGGCCGGTACGTAATAAAATTCGCATCCGAAGATTGGCTTGATTCCAACATCTTGACAGGATTTCTGAAACTGCAGCGTGCCTGCCATTGTTCCGTGGTCTGTAATACCGCAAGCAGATTGTCCATTGCGCTTGGCAATTTGAGCAATCTCAGATGGGCGGCTCATGCCGTCAAGAAGCGAGTATTCGCTGTGGACATGCAGGTGTACGAAATCCAACTTTAGTATCCAATCCTAATATCTATATGATCAAAAAGATAGTTATATCCGTCCATATTTCGATATGCCTCAGCGCACACTACCTTTGCGATGCCGGAGTTGAGAATATGTGGAGCACATTGTATACATGGAGTACACGTTAAATACAGTGTAGCACCATTGGTGCTTACTCCGTTAAAGCATGAATTTGTTAACAGATTTAATTCTGCGTGAATAGCGATACACTCAGAAGAGCCAGAAGGATGGTCAGGGCAGTGATCAATTCCCCGAGGTGCTCCATTATATCCCGTAGCCAATATGGCTTTAGTTTCTGGATTGACAAGGACAGCTCCAACTTTTCTTGACGGACAGGTTGCTCTCTTGGCGACGGCCTCGGCTATCTCAAGAAAGTATTCATCCCAGCTTGGACGCATCGTCCACCAACCTCAATTTAATATTGTGTATAGCAATTTCAATATCTAATAACTTCTTGACTAGAGGAGCGTGGCTGAGACCACTTTCCTCATCTCGATTTATATATGATTCAATGAATAAGTTTGTATCTGAGATTATATGATTTAAATATATCTCTAGAATATTTTGATGATTCATTAACTATACCTCTGCACTAAATATGCGGGAATACCCGATGACCGCGCCAATTCTAGCATATGTTCTGTACCGGGGCTAGATCTAATATCGGGGACGAAAGCAAAAATAAAATCTGGGTTATTTTCGCTTAACATCTTTTCATTTCTTATATACCCAAGAACTGGGGTAAAGGACTCTGGATCGATTGGATATTCTGATAACTCAAGTTCCCCGGCTCTAAGAACGCTCTGATTAAGTGAAACTAGCTTTCTGGCGCATTTTTCAACAATTCGCCCTACGCCCTTATCGTTGGTGTAGATGACTCTCAATTTTTCTTCACGGTTATCGATGATCTCGTAAAGACCCCACATACAAGCAAAGATAATATTCTCATCTACCCAGTCCTGACTGCCACAAAATAATGCAGTCAAGTGCCTATTTCTTGATCCCATAATATTTGCTCACAGTCCCTGCAGAAAAAAATTCGCATCCAGCAGTCTAACTCTGCATTGAATTTATATTGTCGGCCTACGTTGGTAATGTCCTGCTTTGACCGACAATGCGGACATTGGATTTTCTTTGATGAGTTCCCCATTGCTCCATTGCCATATCAATATCATTTAAATGACTAATTTTGTTTACCGCCGAGCTTACCTTAGCAGATGATGGCTCCCTAGAATAGAAAAACGAAAGGATCTCTGGCTTTTCGTGCTTGGGAAGTTCTTCTGAGCATGGTGTAATAAATATATCACAATTTAATGCGATAGCGGTATTATAATGATATCCATGTGGAATATCATAAATAATCTTGTTATACATTAGATTCCATTCATCCAACCACCTATCAGTCATAACCTGATTAGATCTAGACGTAATGAAGAAAACATCATTTCCGGAAAGGAACCAGCGCGTAGATGAATACCATCCATCTTCCGTGGCCACTTGATTCAAGCAAAATAAATCATCATCTAATGCATATTTAGATAAATTTTCTGACGAGATGAGACCGTCAAGCGTTAGTGCAATTTTCATAATATTTGGTGGGGCCGGGCGTATTCCCGGCCCCACCGCCTCCTAATATCCTACCAGTTGCTAACGCCGGTACGTGGCGATTCATCGGAGGAAGTCATAAACTCTGCCTGCTCCGAGTATGGAATCGTTCGGTACACTGAAAGCGCGTCGTGCATCTCAAGGTCGGCAAATTCGCTAGGCTCTTCGCCGGTCTCAATCGGAATCAAGGTGTAGTTAGTGTCGTGCATCTTCGATCCGCTACGGCTAACCTTGTATGAGCGATCGGTGATAGTACCAAACTCAGTGGCATATTCTACTAACGTTGCACCAATGTGACGTTGGTTAAAGGTCTGGTCAAGAATCATCGTTGACCAGCTCTTGTTGTCGTCCATCACAGCTACGTTCACTACGAAATGTGTTTGCGGACGCCACTTGGGGTCCTTGACAGTCTGCTCGCAGGCCCAGCACTTAAAGCCAAACTCTTCGCTATCTGCGGTGCAAGCAAACTGCTTCTTGAAATCAAGAGGTGACTTGTGTACAGCAACGATGGCTGCAGCACCTCTGGATTCATTGTAATTCTTGCTGTCAATCGTCAGTTCCTGAAGGAACCTAATCTTAAACGCATCGCGATCCTTGAGGGTCAGGAACTTCTTGCCCCCGCCACCCTTGGATTCGTTATCAACCTTATTCTTTAAATTTGCAAGTGTTTTGTAAACAGTCATTATATTTTCTCCTTGTTTTGAAATAAATAATCTAAGTAGTTAATCTTATTACCTAGGTTTTCTCTAATTTGTTCTTCCGTCATCTCCCCCGGATCTTTAATCCCTGACGGATAAGGGACGATCCAAAGATCCTTTCGGGGGTTCCCCTCTATTATAGCACGACGGGCGGCGTTTCCAGCCTCGTCGTTATCAAAAAAGATAACAATGCTATCGAAATAACGCCTTAAAATTTCGTGATGATCTGCTGGAATGGAGGCGCCTAGGGTGGCTACTACATTTGGAAAACCAGCTTGATGGACACGAATAGCGTCTAGGCTTCCTTCTGTCATAATTACCTGCTTATATGCTTTCGCATTCTGCAGATTAAATAACGTCGTCCTCCGAGGGAAGTTATCTGAGTAAAGATATTTAGGGAATTGGTCCTCTCTCGTTGCCCTTCCAATAAATCCAACTATATTAAAATAAGCATCTCTAGCTGGAATCACTATACGCTGTTGCTTTTCAGAGAATCCAATTGAAAATTGCTCTAAAACTGCGCGGTGAAATCCGCGATCTAAAAGGTACCCGAGCTTCTGATTAACCTCATCGTCACTTCTATAATCAACCGTCACACGCTCTAGTGCCATATCCCAGTCTTGGCTGCTTACTTGCTGTGTACTCAGCGGTTGATCAGATAACATAGAAATTAACTGATCATCTGAGTAGTGGGGCTGGTAATTCCAAGCAATTTCCTTACCGGCTAGTTCTCTTGCGAGCGTTACAAAAGAACCCTTTTTATCGCAACTTGGATTGAAACAATGCCATAGACCTGTTTTTTTATTGATATAAAAGGCTGGGCTAGATGAGTTGCTATGGAATGGACAGTAACAGGCGTACTCAGATGGAGTTTCAGATACTATAGTAAGGTATTCCTCTACAAATTGAGAGATAGTCTTACTATTTTGTAAACCAGAAATGTAGTTCAAACTCAAACGTTCCTTTATCTGTCATATTCCAATATAACTTTGTACGCTCAACATTACCCATCGTTTCTGCTATATATTCTTCAATACTTGGGCGCTGCCTAAGGATCGTTTCCTGATCCTTGGCTTCTCCATCAACAATATGATCTGGGGTGTCCTCAGACATCAAAGAGTTCCTCTCTCTTGCCACTGTCAAGATCCCACTGAAGATAAAAAGCAAAAGGATGACCTCTGCGAACCTTGCGACTAACCACTTCAAACAAATTCGATTCAGCATTTCTATGCACTGCCATAACAAGATCAGCATCGTAAGCTAACTGCTTACTCCATGCTACCTCGGCTAAGGCGGGTGCCCTTTCTCCATGATTACTATCCATTGTAACAGCAGCAATATCAATAACCGGAATATTGTGCCTTACTGCAATTCTCTTAAAGTCCTTGGATAGATTCTTGGCTCGTTCAGTCTCTGTTCCGCCCTTTTTAGCGTCATCAAAGAGTCCGTGGTAATCCAAAATCAACAAATCTGGATTATACTGCTCTACTTTTGCTTCCACCACATTCTGATTTGCTGCCTCAATACCGTCTGATGTTACTAAGTGGATTGGAGGTCTATTAGCAAAAGTACGCTTAGCCCAATCTTCGTAGGCATCTGGGTTTACCCCACGGCCGAACATTAAATCTGAATTTCTGAAGGTTTCACCTTGGTTAAGAATGGTGTCTAAGCGATATCCCTCTTGCTCTTTATTCATCTCTAAGGAAATGATCAGCGGGCTATATCCTGCCATCCAAGCATTAGCGGCAAAAAGTCTAGAGAACCAAGACTTACCGCTGCCTGTCCAGCCAAGGATAACAATAAAGTCTCCCTTTTGCCAGCCACCAAAGTGCTTATCAATTACGTCAAAACCGCTGGGAATACCCATAATATTATTATCTGGGTCTTCATACCGAGTTTTGAAGTCTTGTACTCTCTCAATGTAGTCGCCCGTTAGGTTGGTATCCTTGAGAGCCCCTGTGTTCTTCATTAACCTAAGGCTGTTCATTGCCACAAAATTCAATGCAGCATTAGGCCCACTATCTCTGAGGATCTGGATTGTGTCGTGAAGAGTCGTTCGGACATTCTCCGACAATGAATGCTTTCTTGCTTCATCAATATAAAACTGTAGTGGGGCTGCCGTCGTATCAATAAACTCAAACTGCCTAAATTCATTCTTGACAATAGATTTTGTGGGAAGCTTACCGTACTTGGAGTAATAGCCATGTACAAACTCCCAAATATCTTTATGGTCGATAAATGCCTCATCAATATTTTGCTCTACGGCAGGGATTATGTCTTCGGCATCAATCAGACTATTTAATAGTCCCATTTCGTAATTAATTTGAATCACCCTTCATGCGCTCTTGCGTCTCCCGAAGGAGGCGACGAAATTCTT